AGTCCTGGCAGAAATTTAAAGTGGACAAAATATTGGACTCTTTGTTTTTTTGGATCATTGGGCGCATAGTTCCTTCTGATAGAAAGAACTATTCCACTACCTTCATCAACTGTTATGATGTAAGGTAGCTTGATACCAGATGGCTCACCATCTGGACCAATATCTTCGAAGCCTTCTAAATCTAGATCGACATGACACTCAAGAAGTGTGTACATCGTTTGTTGTTTTCCAGATTTTTTAGTGCCTTCTAATTCTTTTTCTTTTTTTGAAACGTCGTCGGTAGTTGTCATTGCAGGTGGACCAAGATCTACATCTGCGTAAAACTCTGACACCTGTTGTTTTCTTAAATCGTTTTCTGAAATTTTAATAACGTGAATAATAGACTCTGCTTCTTCTAAACTGTTTGCTGTATACGGCACGATTAAATCGTCTGCAGGTATAAATTTAGAAACAGCTCTACCTAATAAATCATCGTAATAAACTTTTTTAAATGTAGAACCTGCAAGTGGTAAATGAAATAACATGGAGTCAAATTCTGGCTCATACTCTTTCATCTCATCCATGATCAAGTAGTTCATGTAATCTTTTACACGTTCAGCTTGTTGTTGTTTTGGAGGTGTATTAACTCCAAGTATTTGTGTTCTTACTGGACCGTCACTTGGTAATAACTCTTTGTATGCTGTAGCTTGAAACTGTGTAACAGCTTCTGCTAACACTGGGTGCGTTGCACCTGAAGCTCCTTGAAAAGGCTCCGTTCTATTTTCATATTTAAATCCTAATAGGTCAAGTCCTTCAGTGTAAGATTTTTCCCAATCCTTTCTAGACATTTTATAATCTAGATAGTTTGTTTTCATATCATTACCGAGAGGCTCTAATACATCGTCAGGTAAAAGTATTGCTAAGTTATCAAAATGTTTTTCTGTGCCAGGTATATTTATTGCACCTGGTTCAAAGTCGATAGTCGCCCCGCCATCTTCTTCGGGTATAACTTCTACTGGTGGTTTCTCTTGTTGGACTTCCTTTTTAATTTCGATATCCTCGGGTCCAGGTACTTTAGCCTGCGTACGAGTTTCGCCCGGGAGTCCTTTTTCTATTTCTGCCATTTATTACTCCTATCTTTTAATACCATTTTTTTTAAAAAAAGCCAAGCCTTCTGAAGGACCATCTGGTGTGGGTCCTGACGTTGGTGGTGGGCCTGATGATTTACCTGCCATTTTCATAATACCACCTCCTGCTTTTTCTTGTCTAAAGTTATCTGCAAAATACTCTGTTTTAATTTGATTATCAATTAACTGTTTAAAATCTTGCATTGGAAATAAACTTAAATCTATATTTGGGTCTTGTTTTAATAATTCTTGTTTTAGTGCATCTTCACTAACTCCTGGAAACTTTTGTTGCATCTCTGCAATTCTTGCTTCTCTTCTTAATCTGTCGGCATATTCGCCTTGTGCTAGAAACGGAGCTTTTCTTCTACCACGCTCTGCCATAGCAAAGTCTTCACCTTTTGCAAACTCTTTTTCACGTTCTGCTTCAACATCAACCCTTAACTTTGGACCTAACGCTAAATTTAAAATAGATTCACCAAAAGCTTGCTTAATTGGCATACCAGTTTTAAGCGCCTTGTCTGCTATAAACCCACCCTCAATAGCCACTTCACCAGCTATGGCTAAAGGACCTGCAATATTTTTGATAAACCTAGCTGCTTGCAAAGCTTTGCCTCCTACAGCCTTTGGTAAATTTTTAGTTTCTTCAATAACAGTGTTTGAAGTTTTAATTGGATCTTTTTCAATAGCTTTAGCACAATCTCCAGGCAAACCACCTTCAGCTAAACTGTTACATATTTTAATTTTTTTATATTTAGGTAAAGCGTTTACAGCCTTAACTAAATCATCAGCAATGTTTGGATTTTCTGCAAGTCTTTTTTTAAATTGTGAAACTATATCTCTTTTAGCTGTAGCTATTTGTTGAGTTAAGTTTGGCACATCTCTAGCTAAAGAACCAACAAATTTTCCTGTTTCTGGAACTCTAAATCTAGTTTTAATTTTTTTTAAGTTAGAATCAAACTCTTCCAAAGAAATATTCCCTGCTTTATAACTTCGATATTGTTTTTCTACGTACATATTTTTATCAGCTAAAAGTAATTGTCCGTATTTAGATGGTTCAAATTCAACTAAAGCTTGATGATGAAAGTGTAGTGGATTATCAGTAAAAATTTTTTTAGAACCAGGAACGTTGTTTAAATAATTATATATCTGAGCATAAGAAGGTGTTTTTCCATATTTAATAAAATAACTTTCTAAAACTTTAGGACTAGTTGATATCTCTGATTTTGAAGCACTTATAAATTGTTGTACTTTTGGATCATCAGGGTGTTGTGCTATTGGAGTGTAGCCTCTGCTAATAGTATCTTTTGTTGAGGGACCATAAATTTGATTTAACCTATTATCTTTTATACCCACAACTTTTCCTTGTTTTCTTACAACTTCGTATGTTGGGTTTTCTACATTTTTTCTAGCTTGATGGTCAGCTGCTCTATACATAAAATGTAAAGTTCTGTTTTTTTGATCTGCTCCAAAAGGTGTTAGTTGATAAGTATATTTACCAGAACCAACTGGGGGCTCATAAATTCCTAAAGTTATTTTATCAATTTTTTGTCTAGTTGTTTTAGGTAAATTTAAATATGTGTTTAAATCATACACTTTGCCTGTTGTTTTATCTATAGGTTGATTTTTAGTCCAAAAGTCTATTTTAGGTTTATTAGATCTTTTTTTTGCGGCATCTTTTATATTCTTAAGTTTACTAGGGTCTCTGCCTGCAAAATCAAGTTTTATTTCTGGGTTATCACTTAAAACTTTATCGATTGCATTATCACTGGTTTTTAGTTGTTTTCTTACAATAGTTTTAGTTGGAAGTTTTTTATTTTGTTTTTGATACTCTGTTATAAAACTTTTTAAATTTTTTTTATTTAATTTTGTTTGGCTCTGTTGTCCAAAATCTCTTGGAGTTTCAAAAAACTTTTCTGCTTCTTTAGTAGCAGCCTCTAAGGCTTTGTTAGCAGTTTCATAGTCTCTTGAACCAAACTGCATTTGTATTTCTTTTCCCCCTCTTTTTCCTATAACTCTATAGTTGCCTCTTGCTTCATTCCATGTAACTCCTTTAGGTAGGTTTGTTTTTTTAACCTTGCCTCCAAATTTAAAACCAAGCTCTCTTTCAATAAACTCCTGTGACTCTTCACCAAGATATTGTTTTATTTTTTCATAGTTTATTTTTTGTCTTCGTTTAACTTCTTCTGCTGGTTTTCTTTTTGGCAACACAGGTTTCTTTTTTACTGAACCACCGCCATTAAAATTTACAGGGCCACCACTATTAAAACCTGGACGAGTTAGATATGCCATCATCTCGTTATATTGTTTTACTTTCATTATTCTCCTAATAGACCTGCTAATCCGCCGTCTGCAAAATCATCATCTAAAGATTCAGGTAAGTTAACTTTAGACTTACTAGTTTTTTGTTTGCCTACACCTGCAAACTCATCTAAGTTTTCTGTGCCTGTATCTATAATTTCTTCAAAATCTTTTGTGTAATCTCCCTCTGGAGACATTCTATATTTAACTTCACCCTGTGTAAATTCATCTGGTGGTTTAGGAACTGTTTCATCAGGTATACCTTTTTTAAATTCATAGCCACCTTTCATACCTTGATCGGTGTCAAAATCTAATTGTATTCTGTTACCATCGCCTTCAATCGTTAGTTCGATATCAGGTCTGTCCGGATGTTTGTATGTTGTTACATCACCAGTTTTTTTAATAAAATCTTTTTTAACTACTTGTCCTTCTCTAATAATTTTTTCTACAAGTTTAGGGAAATGCGCTGGCATATCTGCTGTTGGTGTTACGATTGGTTTTGCACCTTTCGCTATCTTTGTAGTCTTTGCCAGTTTACCTACAACAGGGAACGCGGCTAGTGCTGCCATGATTTTTAAAAATGTTCTTCTAGACATACCGCCGTCAGCAAAACCTATTCTGCCACCGTCAGCGTTTAATTTTCTACCTTGTCCTTTTGTTTTTAAATTTTTAAGAATCGTTTCAAGCTCCAAGATACTTGACTCAATCATCTCAGAATCTAAACCTTTAAACCTACCACCTTGTGTCGTATCGACAAAACTTTCTCTAAAAGCTCCACTTGCCATATTCTCTAATTCGTTTTTTGTAGGCGATCGCTCTACTGATTTAATTAAATCTCTATCTTTTTTTAAACCATCTAAAACATTTTCGAGATAGTCTATTCTAACTTGGTCAGGGTTAAAGCCTTGCTTCTCTGCAAAAAATTTCATTTGTTTTGGAAGTTTCATTTTCTTTAAACCTTTAGATGCTTTTTCAGGTTTATCCATGCCTTGATGTAGAAACTGCAATAGTCTTCTAAGTGGTATACCACCAGCTGCCATCTCTTCTCTTGGCTCACCTAACATGTGAGCAACACCACCACCTGCTTTGTTCTTTCTATTAAACTCTCTAAACAAATCTTGTAACTTTTTCTTCTCGTTTCTTTTTGGTGCTTTACCTTTTTGAATGATGTCTTTACCAAATTTCTTTTTTAATTTAGCAAGAGCTGTTGCAAGACCACCTTTTGATTTTTTATCTCTAGGTTTTTTACCACCTGGTATGACTTTAGGTTCAAAACCTTTAAAAGCATCTTTAGTTGTTTTAAATCCAGAACCCTCAAGAGATATCTGATCACTTGGGTTTAATGGTATGTTTCTATCCATTTTATCTAATATTCTCTCTAATCCCTCTGATGCTTTTTTTCTAGCTGCAGCGTCTGCTATTTGCTTTTGTTGTATCTCCGTTAAAACTCTAGCAAGATCATCTTCGTTTTGAATAACTTTTTCTGCGGACATAACATTATATCCACCATCTTTTAATGTTTGAAAAACATCCTGCATGCTTTTTTTAATTTGTCTGTCGGTAGGTATTCTAGTTATACCTGAGCCACTTGCTTTAGTATTAAATACGGCAAGTCTCTTACGAACGAGGTTGTAAATAATATCTATAACTTTTTTGGCCATTAATAATAAGTCCTAGGTTTAGGGTCTTTCTTCTCGTCAATGTAATCTTCAGGGTGCGTTATCAATCCGCCCTGCCTGAAGCGCATGATAGCTTGTGTCGTAGAGTCCACAAGGTCGTCGTGATCGCCATGAGGGAATGAAGCACATTCCTCAATAACCTCCTCTGCAAATTTCTGTTCCGGCGCCCATATCATTCCAGACTCAAAAAGAGGTGCAACAGCGTTGACTCTTGCATGCTTATCATTTCCTCTGCTCGGTGTAAAGGAAACAACTGGGATATCCATTTGCCGTAATTCGTACATCAAGGGTAGTCCAGATGCTTTTGCCTCCACGATAACTGTCTCTGGTTGCCAGTATTTATATTGTTGTAGAGCTAAACGTCTAAGCTCTGGAAACTCGTATCTGCCTTTAATGGCATCTAATAATATTAAATTAGCAGGACTATCTTGATCAGGATAAAATACACCCCACGTGGTTATTGCAGAATAGTCCGCTGTTTCTTTTTTCAAGAACGCTGTATCGTAGGACTGTATCACGTGTTGAAGTGACGGTATCTCTTCATGAGGATACACCATCCACCACTCACGTTTCAGGATCGCTCCTTCTTCTGATGTAGGTTGTTGCATCCACTGTGCGTTCCATTTGCCAACGGGTAGTGTTGCTTTAACTTTCTCTAATTCATCTTGTTCCCAATATTCAGGCCACACTGGTCCGTGTTCCATGAGCGCTGGAAACTCGACCACGTGCCATTGATCAGACTTCGGTTCTTTCTGGTTCGCTATAAGTTTACCTGTCAGATCTCTTGTTGACCAACGTGTCATAACCAAGACGATCTTACCGCCTGGCTGTAAACGCTGACGTGGACCTGATGTATACCATTCGTATGCCGAGTCTAATGATGTCTTAGACATTGCATCTTGTTCCGAGTGTGGGTCATCAATAATCAATAAATCCGCACCACGGCCCGTGATAGCACCACCAACACCAGCAGCGAAGTATTCACCACCTTGTGATGTCTCCCAACGTCCAGCTGCTTTAGAATCTTCTTGTAATGTAGTTTTAAAAATTTTTTGATAGTCTTCACTATCAATTAAGTTTTTTGCTTTACGACCAAATCTTACTGCTAGTTCTGCATTGTGTGTTGTTTGAATTATCTTTAACTTTGGATTACGGCCCACCATCCACGATGGTAATAGATAAGATGCAAATTCAGATTTAGTATGTCTTGGTGGCATGTTAACTATTAATCGGTTTATTTCACCCGTAGCTAATTTATTAAATTTTTCTGCAATGTGCCTGTGATGGGACCCCTCTACAAAATCTGGCCAC